ACTTCTTCATCATCCATATCAGATGAATCAACGTCAGATACGTCACCATTGTCAGAGAAAATAGCATTAATAACGTCATCAACTGATTCGTCGTATTCTCCGTAATTCATATGGTCTTCCATTTCGTCTACTTGAGATTCACCAAGCTTAACAAGGTATTCTACGTCAGCATCATCATCAGTTAAATGAACGTTTTCACCATCTTTTTTTACAATGATACCGTCATCTTCACCCATAGCTTTGAATACTTTCAAGATTTCCTCGTCAGAAGCGTCAGTTAAATCTATTGGACTTTCTTCTGAATCCATGTCCATATCCATGTCAACATCCATATCCATATCCCCTTCATCAGAGTCCATGTCCATATCTGTATCGATATCCATTTCCATTTCATCGTTATCAGCATCCGTATCAACGTCTGCATCTAAATCAATCTCATCTTCCTCTTCTTGTTCGGAAAGAGATTCTTTTACTAATTGGTTGATTTCTTCCTTCATAGTAGAAGCAAGTATTCCTTTTGCATTTTCGGCTATAGCTTCTTCAACTTGTCTCATTTGAATAAGAGCCTCTTGGACTAAAGATTTGTTTTCTTTCATGAAAATCTATATATTTTACAATATAAATAGTGTCAAATAACAAAAAATCCATTTTTGAGGTTACACAATCTTACTTTTATTTTATAAAAAAGTTTGGAGCATAAAAAAAGTGGTTGTTAAACCACTTTAATTTTTTATTCAATAACTTCGTCAATTTTACTTTCCGATACTGAGGTTATCCTCCAATCGTTTGTAAATCCTTGATACTTTTCGGTAACCTTAGCTTCTACATCGGTTACTGAGAATCCTTTAACAAGTTTCTCTTCTCTGATTTTTTTAATTTTACCCGTATTCTCATCAGGTAAATCGTACTGAATTTTTGCTACAAAATATTTTTCGTCCATAATTTATTATTTTCCCAAATAATCGGTTAATTTTCTCATTAAGTCAACTCCTTTAGTTTGAAATTCCGAATTTTCAGGTGATTTGTATTTTTTTTCTTCTTCTAAGTTCTCTTCGTACTTATCTCTATCGTCAGGATTAGTAAATAAATAAGCTCCTGGCGTAGACGGAGACGATACCAAGTCAAAACATATTAATTCAAAATCGTCCTGTACTTCATTTCTCTCACCAACCTTCTTCAAAGAACCTACACCTCTTGAAGAAACTCCCATAGTAACACCTTGTCTCATTAAGTTAGCCGCTTGGTCTCCTTTAGTGGAAACAATACCTCTTTCATGAAATCCTGGCGATGTTAACAATTTAAGTTTACCCATTAAGATATTTCTATCCCACCATATCTCTGTGATGATGTGAGATACTCTATCTAAGTCGATTAAAGACGATTCAGGGTGATTAAGTTCTGAAGTGGATAATCCCTTATCAATTGCTTTTTGATAGTTTACTGCTTCTCTCTTTAATATCCTTTCAGGATAAAATCTTCCGTTTCTATTTGGTGTGTCATATTTCTGTAATACTGCGTAGAATTCAAAAGGATTTCTATAATCTAACTCCTTTGCTTCTCTTAACATCTCGGCATTACGAATATCTTTTGGTGATAACCAACCTGCGTCGGCCTCAACCAATATTCCATGACCTACTTCACTTGCTTCTAATATTCTTAATTGTTTCATGAATTCTTTTTAAGATAAATATACGATACAAGTATCTTTTTAAGATTAATCGTTTTTTGATGGTGAAAATTCAAAGTATTTGTTTTGGATAACATTCTCTTTGAATATGTTCTTGATAATTTTTTTGACTGAATCTTTTACTTCTGTGGATTTAAAATCTATTTCACTATTGGTGTATAAATTAACTTCTAAGTTTAAAAAAGATTTTTTACCGTGTGATATCCCACTTGTTCTAAGGTCTAAATCGACTATACTTTGTTCTTTGAATAATTCGTGGTTTATTGAATTGAATACCGAATGTTTAATGTCTCGGCTTAGATTACAAACAACTCTGTTCCAATTGTCGTGTTCAAATTTGGGGGTTACCCATGATTGTATGTTTATGTATAGTGATTTTAAATTTTTAGAATCTACCGTTCCGTACACAGATTTAATTGGATTGTAGAGATTTAACTTTACACTTTTTCCCTTTTTCATTAAGTTTCATATTGTCAATGTTTATTTGTTTATTAAAATAATAACAAAAATTAGTTCAATTGTCAAAAACTTTCGGAAAAATTAAGATATTTGTATTATATGTTAAAAGTAGATGTAAAAAAAGATGGGATAGAAAAAGCCCTAAAGACGTTAAAGTCAAAAGTAATTAAAACTAAACAAAATCAGATATTGTTTGGTAAGAAAGAATTTCTTAAAAAATCGGTTTCAAGAAGACAACAAAAGTTAAAGGCTTCTTACGTTCAAAAAATGAAATCTAAATTAGATTGATTCTTCTAAGTTTTTTAACTTAAGAAAATTCAATTGGTCAAATTTTTCGAATTTCAATCTATCAATCGTTTCAGATAATTTTGTTTGGATTTCAAAATCTTGCTCGTTTTCTAATATAGTGTTCAATTTGGTAATTGTACTTTCTTTTAAAGTTTCAAATTTTTCTTTAAGCAAAGTTGTGTCTTCAGACATTAATCCGATAAACTCTTTTTTAGTTGATTCGTCAAGATTATCAAGATAACCTTTCATTGTTTGATTTGCAATACTAACCATAGACTTTAAAGGGATATTAATTGATTCCTTAACTGGTTGAGGTTTACTTGAGACCAAAGTTTTAATCAAAGTTTTCTTTGATTGAACTCTTTCCATTAAATCCAATTTATTTGTATAAACTAATGAATCAATATTTGAATATTTATTTGAAACATTTTCATATACTGTTTTTGGCGTTTTAATTGTTGGTACCAATTTTTGAATTAAAGTAATACCTTCTTCCAAAAAATCTTTCGCATCTGCTTCGGTTAATCCTTGAGGTGTGGTTAATTGGTCGTATAAAGAATATAGTTTTGACATATTCTTATTGTTCAAAACATTTTGTTTGAACTCTTTTAACGATTTCTTAAATTCCTGTTCATTCTTGTAGGATTCTAATAAATTGTTTTCAATTATGGATTTAATTTGTCCGAAAGTCATTTTGTTTGTTTTCAATATAAATATTACGAGTTTAACAACTTATCCAATTCTTTTGAAATTTCTCCTAAAGAATCTTGACCTTGATTCAAATTTAAAAATCTTGATTTTTGTGCGAAATTATTTTCTAATAAAATATTCATATTTGCCCTTTTAGATTCGGGTGTCATTTCACCTCCCGCTGGTGGTGCGGCTTCTTCTCCCGCAGGTGCCGCTTCTTCACCTCCTGCTGGTGGTGCAGTTTCAAAACCTCCCCCTCCAAATGATGGTGTTGCCCCCATATCTTCATCTCCTGTAGTTGCCGCAGCTGTTGCGGTACCACCTGAAGTATTTCCATATAACTTATCAATATTATCAAATAGACCTGTTTTAGTAATAACTGTAGGTGTTGCTTTAAGTTCTTCACCAACAGCTCTTTCAATTCTTTGTTGTTGTAAATCCAATCTGATTTCTTCATCAGACCAACCAAAGATATGTTTTTTAGCCCATGTTGATGATGTTGGCTGAATACCATTTCCTGGGTCAGCAACCAAATCTTTATACAATAACACTTTTTCTTTCCAAACATCAATTTTTAATAAATCCGCTTGTGTAGATGGGTTAGATAAACCTAATGTAAAGTTTTGTAATTCGTCCTCAAATCCTAATAAAAATAAGTGGACAATTGCAATCTTGTTTAACTCGGCAATCATACTTTTTTGAATTCTGTTGATTGTACGAGCAAAACGGATATCTTGTAATGATAAGTTTTTACCATCACCAACAACTTCTTCAAATCCTAAGAATGCCTTTGGAACACGAAGTGCGGTTAATAGTTTCTTTTGGATATATTCAATATCGGCAATTTCTGATAAGTTTGTTGCTCCAGGTAATGTTGTAATTGGGTCTGGCGCCGCAGGGTCACGAACAGGAATGAAATAATCTTGGTCAACCGCCATTTGGTTGAATCTCATATCCACGTTTCCTGTTTTAGAATCGACAATTTGTTCTCTTTTAAACTTGTTGGCAACACGGTTTACGTACGCTTCAACATCATCATCATTCATGTTACCCACGAATACTTTAAACATTCTTCTTTCAGGAGCTCTTGATGTACGATAGATTAACATCGCATCTTCTGACAACAATAACTGTTTCCAAATACGTCTTGCTTTCTCCAACATTGATGTACCATAAGGAAGTTTTCTGTCATCACCTAATAATCTAAAGTGAGCAATCTCCCATGATTGAAATTCCATGTTCCTATTCTTCCAAGTAAAGTGAAGAGCTTTTTTATTCTCGTCTTGTTCCTGTGTGATATCCACAGTAATCTTAGCGGTTACACCAACTTCATGACGTTCAATTTCAATTGTTGGTAATTGTTGACAACCAATAATTCCTTTTTCAGGGTCTAACTTTAAATAAACAAAGTTATCCCCATACTTACACGTGTTTCTTGTCCACATTGGTAAGTTGGTATTGATGTCAAGGGCGTTGTTAAATAAATCTGCTAATACAGATTTAATTCTTTTTGATTCAGAGTAGATTTGTAAAATAAAACCATCTTCATTTGTTGTTGTAGATTCTTCAGAATATATGTCCAACGCTGCAGATATCTCAGGAGTATATTCCATCGATTCATAATCATACTGTGCCGATAATCTTGATGGTTCATAATAAATTGCTTGAGAATATAAGTTGTTCTCAACTTTAGCCCATTGATTTGTTAAATAAAATGTTTGTTGGGCTTGGAGTTTTTCTCTCTCATAATCATCACGATTTGGCGTACGCAGAAGTTCTTTTTTATCAAACTTAAAAGTCGGATAATCCTGTTTCAACAGTGAATTTGGGCCGAATGTTTGCGATAGCCTCTGCCAGACCGTTAGATTTTGTTCACTCATATTACAATTTTACTAATTACTTTGATAATATAAATACTTATTAGCCACCAAATAGCCATCCGTACTTTTGGTAATCCGCTTTAGTTGCTTCACCATTATTACCCATACCATTACCTCTACCCATTTGGGGAACCATTGGATTAAAAAATTCTGAAGAGTTTTTGTTTTCATTCACATTAGTTGCCCATGAATTAATCATTGCTTTAGTATGATTGGTAACTTTTTCCAATGATTGGAATGATTTTTCTGCAACATAAAGAGCCATAGAAACTCCCATTATACAGTCATCGTGATGACCTTTTTGGTGGTCAGGTCTTCCGTTAATATAAATGAATGTATTCATTTCATTGTATAATCTACTTGAATATACTTTAAATCCATGTCTAACATTTTCCTCGAACGCAGATATAATTTGAACCCTTTTTGAGTTAAAGTTAATACCTGGTATTCTATCATTAATTTTTGGGTCCCATTTCCATTTATTGGTCGTATCAACATTATCGACATATAATCCACCTTGATATGATAATTCTTGTAATTTTCTTGACGTGGAAATACCCATACCTCCTGTGATATCAATTACACAGTAAGCATTATACATTGTTCCCCACTTATAAGCAATTTCCGCTAATACATCTGGTGGAACTTTGGCAACATATTCTAATACCTGTTCTCTTTCATCAAAATCGATGATTTGGATTGATGAGAAGTCCTCAGAGTCACCTCTTGATACATCGACACCCATTACGTACTTATGTCCGTTTACAGGCTCTTTAAATATCCATAGGGAACCACCCATTAGTTTGGCTTGTGGGTCACGTAAAGTATTTTTAGATATTTCTTGCATCAATTCAGATTCGAATACATTATCACCCGAACCTAAAAAGTCGCATTCTAATTCCTGTGCAACTTTTCTTCTATCAAACTTTAACTTCTTAACCATCCCCTCAAACCAAGCAGAACATGGTTTGTACCCTTGTTCGATATAATCGGTTACAACGGTATGGTCTCTTTCGTATGGATTGTCCATCGACAAATTAATGATATCTTTATCACTATATTCTTCACGATTTAATAAGAAATGTACCAAGTCAGGAGTTTTAACCATATACAAATCTTTTGTATATCTTGGGTCACGATACCAAAACATCTCAGATATTTTGAAATCATTCATGTTTCTTAATGACTGGTCATAGATTTCATAATAAATTTGGTCATATCCGTTTGGTGTGGATACAACGATAACTTTACCCCCTGTAGATAGGGACGCCATACAAGCTGACCAAAAATCTGAGTCTGCCTCGATAAATGCTGCTTCATCAAATACAAGAATGGTTGGCGTATAACCCCTCAAGGCATCTTTTGATGTTGCAACGGCTTTAACTTCACAATTATTATTAAGTTTAAAGTGTCTTTGAGAGTTTTTTTCTTTTGAGAATGAAATACCAACCCACTGAGGCCATTGTTCAGTAAACCCTCTAACTTTGTTAGCCATCTCCATCGATGTATCTAACTTGTTGGCAATAATAAGAATTTTTTCAGGTTTGGTTTTTTGGGCAAATGCCAATTTTTTTGATATCCAAGCCGCAGTTACTGTTGATACACCTGCCTGACGATACTTTAACGCAATGTTTTCATTGTATTTGTCGTAATCTTCTATTAAACTAACTTGGTCGGGGAATAAGTCTAATGGGACGTATTTTGATACGGTATTATCGTATGTCTGTAAATAAGTTCGAAGTGCATAAGGAGTATTCCTCATACACTTCGTTAACTCTATAATCAGTTGTTCTTTATTCACACATTTTATTTAGGTCTTGTTATGCCTAAACCACTCAAGAAATCATCTAAACCATCATCGTCATCAGAATCAATATCTTCCTCTTCTTTATAATTTTCAAATTCCTCTTGCATTTGTTTTGCTTCTCTAACAATTTCTTC